AGGCCCCGTCAAAATTCAAACATTTCTATCTTGACGGCAACCCACGCAAAGAAACCAAGGCCATGTTTGAAGGATCGGCCGCACACCGCTACCTATTCGAACAACATACAATGGGCGATCACTATTTCGTGTTTGACGATTCCGAAATTGTCGCCGAAATTGGTGGAGCCCGTCCGCGCAACACTGCTAAATATCAAGAATGGAAATCGGAGCAATTCGAAAAAAACGCGGGCAAACTTGAAATTGATGCCGACCTACTCGCAACGGTCCAAGGTATCCACCAAGCCGCCCAAAATAACCCTGATTACATGCGGTTAATCGAACCGGGCTACCAAGCCGAACAAATCCTATACGGTGAAATTGACGGCGTACCGGTTAAATGTCGCCTGGACTGTCACGTTGAATCAGCGCACACCATCATCGATGCGAAAACCACAACCGATGCCAGTGAGCGAAAATTCGCCTATTCCTGCATCAATTACCGATACCATGTACAGGACGCGCTCTATTCCGAGATCTACCGCCAAAACTTCGGGGTAACGCCTCGGTTTATTTTCTGGGCTGTTGAAAAAACCGCGCCGTATCTCAACGAGCTATACGAACTATCAGAATATGACCGGGAACGCGGGACCGAATTATACCGCGCGGACCTGCAAACATATAAACGTTGCAAAGAAACGGGTATTTGGCACGGCTTGACGGAATCCACCGAGGTCAAAACGTTAATTCTGCCGTAACCATGTACATCGAATTAAACAACATAAAAACGGGCAAACGCGAGCTGTTTAACGTGTATCACATCCCGCACGTCAAAGAGATTGAAAACGGATTTGTCGAAATCAATAAATCCCGATACGACGTAACCTACAACCAACTAAAAAAACTAATAGAGAAACACCATGCAAAAAACACACTGGAAAAAATTAACGAATCCTGACTTTATCGGGGCCTATGCGCTTAACCCTGGGGAGGATCTAATCGTGCGAATCGAGAAGGTAACGCACGAAACATTCAAAGGCATTGACGGCAAAATGGACGAGGCAAATATTGCCCACCTAATCGGCCACAAACCATTCATTCTCAACGCCACCAATCAGAAATCAATCGAGAAGGCCCTCGGGTCTCCTTACATCGAGGATTGGGCGGGGAAATGGATTCAACTCTACGCGACCCCGGTTAAGGCATTCGGCGAAACCATCATAGCGTTGCGCGTTCGTTTGCAAGCCCCCAAACCACCCGAAAAGGCCAAAACGAGCCTCACCCCCGAGCATCCGAAATGGGAGGAGGCCAAACAAGCCATAAAGGCCGGCACGGTAACGATTGAAACAATACGCGGGCGATACGTGCTGTCAGATGAAAATGAGGCGTTAATCCACGCCGAATAACATATATTTGAAACCATGGTAACGATAAGCGCGCCAATCGGGATGGACCCGAACCAAGCAATGGCCTACATCACAGCGGAGATAATCCACGAAGTGCGCGCCCGTTATCCTGATGATTTAGCAACCGAAATACTGAGGGACGGCTCGGTTATTTTTTACCATAACGGCGATAATTATATCGGCACGTTTGACCCGTCAAAAGAAACCGCCAATCGGTCTACTATTCGAGATTCTTTAACATTTCAATCAGCGGCGGGTATGGGTATATGTCTGCCTTGTCTGGACGATATGAATTGTGAGTAAACACACCCGATTCGGCCTTTAATGCCCTGGGCGACACCGCCCATATATCCTCGTTATATTCCAGGCTCACGCCGTATTTTTTACCCCAATGCAGCAACAACAAACGGACCGATTCAATTTGTTCGTCCGTGTATTTCTGCCAATATTTGAACCCCTTGTATTCGAGCTCAATCACCTCGTCCGAATCGACCACCCCGTTCACGTAATTTTTATACTGTCCCGCCTTCAAGGTTAACGGCCCCCAATTACATAGCTCGATGCCGATTGATTGTTTGTCTAAATTCTTGTAGGGCAATTTCCCGAAATGCTTAACCTGCATGCCAAGGTGATACCCCCAAAAACGAGACGCAAAACCCTGGATGATTTCCCCGTCCCTGGATACGGCCACACACGTAGCGACGGGCGTTCTGTCCGCCTGCCATCCTTGGTAAACTATTTCACCCTTTCCGCCACCTGCGGTATGGTGCAAAACGATTTGTTTTTTGGCGGATTCCTCGCGCACGTAATTATTAAACGGGATTTGCTTTAAGTTCATCGATCAATCGTTTGTTATACCATTCAGCCTTTTGTAGATCTTCAACGCCTTTTTTGTGACGGAATCGCCACATATATTTCAAAACGTTGCCCTTCAAATATCCCTGAAATTCCAAATCGCTCATCGAGGCCTTAATGGCTTCGACGCATTCAATACCGCCCTTTTTATAGTGCTCTGGGTTTATTGCATCCATGGTGCAAAGTTAATTCGTTTTGTAGGTAAATGCCCGCATCCAATCGCGCATTTTATCACGTTCAAAATAAATCTCCAACCAACGACCTCCGCATGGCTTTGGTGGTGCGCCTCGTTCAACGTGCCAACCTCCCTTGCCCTCGTTATATTCCTCTTTGTAGGCGGGCGTTCTAATCATCAAAACATCTCTTAATTCAACATTGTTGCGGTTATTCAGCCCCTCCAATGTATATGTGATTTCAGTCGATTCGTGCACGTGTCCCATCCAAATCGCGTCTGCGCCTTCAATCATTGTGGCCATTCGGTTAAAATTAATCGCGCCTTTTGTCACCGGTCCGCCACCACCTGCACCGTGAAAATATTTGATTTTGTAAGCGTTGGAAATAACGCTACCTCGCCAATGTTGGTAGATCACCCAACCACCGTAACCGCCAACTTGAACCGATGCGCCCGTTTTGTTGTTTAACAGCGTAACGAACCGTTCAATCACGTCCGTTTCGCAATGTCTCAAAATGCTCGTTTCGTGGTTGCCGTAACCGATCACCTTAATATTATGCGCGTATGGGGTGAACCATTCAACCGCCGTATCAACAACCGAATCCAAATAACGGCTGTTATTATGTTCGGGGCGAATCTCTGATTTGCTACGTCGCCCGTCATATTTGCCCTGCATCAAACAAAACATGTCACCATTGATCAGGATGTCGTGACCGCCCTTAACCGCTTCGTCTAGGTGTTTTTTCAGTAACGCACGATCACAATGCGGGTTATCCCAGTGCAAATCGGATATTAACAGCACCTTGATTTTTTTGGCGGTGGCCCTAATGGTATGAACGTTGTTTGTTTTCATAATGCAATAAGAAATAAGACCGCCAAAACAACACACGCAACGCGTAACGAACTATTTACACGCTTAACGTGTCCAAGGTCGTCCGCTTGTATTTGGATGGCTGTGCGCTGTGTTGCGATGATTGAGGAATCAACCGCACGAAATTGGCGGCATAGGTCGAGCTGCTCTCTGGCTTCGGCTCCCTTCAATAAATATAGGTTAATATCCGAGCGTGTCGAGCTGTCTGTGCATTGTGAGTAACTCGCGCGTGGTGTGGCAACTAGTATCGCCATAAATAACACGGTACAGAGTATCGTATTTTGTTTGCGTGCGGCGTTGGATTTTGTACAGTGTATCATATTTCAGCTCGAGCGATTTAATGGTGTCTGTGTAGGTGGTGTGGTGAAATCGGACCGTTTCGGTTTGGGTCGGTCTGGATAGGTAGGCCGCCAAAACGAACGCGGCTAGGGTGATGGCGTACAGCAAGTATTTAGGCTTCATCGCCGAAGAAATTTGTCACGAATTTACCAATCGCCCCGGCAATGCCCGAAATGAGCATGATTTTCGGGTGATCTAGATTTAGCCCGGCAATAAACAAACTAGCCGCCGCAATCGAATCGCCCAGAATGCGAAAACGTTTCGGGGTCGGTTTGAAATACGACTTTAGCCTTGGCCTCTTGTTGGTTTGCACGACTTGTGTTTATTAACGTGTTTCGTATGACGGCCAAGTTTCTTTTTTGGCTTGGGCTGATGCTGCTGCGTATTATTTGCCATTTATTTTTTTCGAATAGTAACGAATAGCAAAAACGCCCGAAACAATACCAACCAAACCCACAACCAAAGAAACAACAGGCTGCCAAGTTTGGGCAAAATTAATGAGCGCACTCGATCCAGTAATGGCCGTTGCGATACCTGCGGTCGTATCATTTTGTAAGTGTTTCATTCTTATTAATTGTAAATAATCCAAAGATAATTACTGCGAATAGAACAAACCACATACCGCCATTGATGGGAACTGAATTTCCGTTTCCGTTGCCCTTTCCGTTGCCGTTGTTCTGCTCAAGTTGTGTGTATTCCAACTCTTTAATTTCTTCGGTTGTGGGTGTTGCCCATTCGCTGTGCTTCATTATTCAGTAGGTGGGAATGGTGGTGGTGGTGGTGGGATGTATTCGGCTTCGGGTAAATCAAACAACCACATAAATTCAGTATTAGCAAACGCTTCTTTGTCTTGTTCGTTTCCAAAAAAGAACCAATTGCCGTTAATGTCTTGAACGCAGTTGATAAATTGATAAGGGTTGATATATTGCCCTTGTACCGCTTGGTATTGTTCGGGTGTAAGTGTGTAACCTATCATACTTGTCTTTTTAAATTGTTGATTATTTCTTTAAACATATCGTTATCATAACTGCCCCTGGCTTTGTTCGCCCACACACAAACGAATTGAACATTGCCTTCCTCATATCCTAAATCGTTATTAATCCTATCCAAAGATACCAAATAAGGATTAGATGTCATTTCACGCTTTTCATTGTATGTTTTTGGGCAAAGTAATTGTGAGCCAGTCAAAGCACATTTGTAATTTTGTAATTCTAAAACGCTTTGCAAATACTCGATACTCACAGTGAATGGGTAATTTCTTGATTTGGCATTTGATTTCCATCTACCAAACAAAGCATTATGAATGTCTTTTGTTCCTCCCTTGTTGCAATTTCTTGGTTGGCGTTTCCCACTTGCCCAAATGCTCAAAGTTCTTGCACCTCTACCACATTCTCTAGGCACATCATTTCTTTCAAGTATTAATTTTGCTTTGTCTTGACCAATAGAGTACTTTTTAAAAATATCATTTAAAGACATTCCGTTTCTGTAATCCTCGCACAAAGCATCCTCGTAATCAAACTTTAATTGCTTGATGTTGGCATACATTTCAGATTTGCCCATCATTGGTACGCCTTGCATTTTTAACACCCTACGAACTCTGTCGGTGGTTGCGTTTAAATCAATTGCAATTTGTTGTACGGTTTTCTTGCCATAGTTGCTTACAATGTAGTTAGCATCCAATGGTTTTAATGTTGACCATTTATTACCCATAACACAAAGATACAACAGTGTGAGCATATTACCTAAACTTGGCGAGCGAGGGTGGTTTGAAACGCTTGTACTGCGGTGTAAAAGTTGGATGCTTGGGTGTCGGTTAATCCGTCACCGATGGAGGCAAAAGCGCATTCTTTCGTTGAATAGTTAGTTGCCAATCCATTTCCACCAATGTATAAACTTGTGGTTGCTAACGAACTTGCTAACGCAGAATTGATTATTTTGCTGTTATTTTTAAAACCTTGAACTGTTGTGTTGTTTAATCGTGAACCAATATAGAATCCTTTTCCATCTGTATTGGTTGTACTTGCCGCATAAGAACCTCCGTTATCAAGGTTTGCATAAAATGTATTGCCGCCATATTGAA